CCTTCCATTGTTTCATAACCCAATGCTTCTCTTGCTTCGTTTCTAGTTAGGATACCCTCTTTGACTCCTGCACTAACAGATTCAAAAACTCTTTTTCTTTGTTCTGCCATAGCTGGTATTGAGTCAATATCATATCTTAATTCTAAAGAATCATCTTTGAACATGGGTACTAACCACTCATTTAAATCTCCCTGTATTCTGTCAAGCAAAGGAATAATTGTTTCATTGTATAAAGCAAGTTTTGCTTCTGCAAAATTAGAATAAGTTTGTGAGTCTGGTATACCTATAAGCTGACTTGGTACTCCATAAACCAAAGCAATATCTTTGGCTGACATATTTTTTAATTGTATAAAGTCCATGTCTTTAGGAGATAAGCCCATTTCTTTCCACTCAAAATCTCCCTCTAATAACATTGGCTTACCAGCATTTCCTGTTCCACTAAATCTCTGATTAATATCATTCCTTAATTGATTTCTTTGAACATCTGATAGCTGAACATGACCGCCTGTTTCATCTTTTGGATTAAAGATAACAGCACCACTAGGTCTTGCTCCATTTTGTAATAAATTTACATTGTGTTTATTTGATAAATTGTGTTGGTCAATATCCACACTTGAAGCCTGCATAGGACTCATTCCATAATAGTCGTCCAAAGGATTAAAAAGTTTTATATGTTTTACTTTAGAACCACCTGTTGCCTGATCTACTAAATAGCTTTCAACAACTTGACCTTTAAGCATATAGTCATAAGCAACTGGCATTACTCTTGAGCCTGCTCTAATGCTCATTCTGTCAGGTCTTAAATTGTAAAGTTCTGTTGGTGGAGTATTATCTCCTCCCACACTTAAAATATAATTGTTTCCTGAAATTAATAAGTAAGAATACAATGCTTGAAACCATTCAACCTGTGACATGGTAGGACTAGGGTTATATAATAAATCTAATAGAGGGTGTTTATCAATTTCTTGATCTCCTCTGAATAAATTTATTTTAACTCTTGACGCATTGTTTGCTATTTCATTTACACATCTATAAACAATAGCATTCTCAGAATAACCATCAGTTGCTAAATCTTCATAAGAAATTTTAGGTGCTGAATCGTATCCCAAAGAATTATAATAAACAATCGGTGCTTCTTTTCTTTGCACATTCGGTTGTTGTTTTGTTTTGAATATATTTTTAATATTTTGATATATTGTTGCCATTAACTAATTCTCCAATTTGCTTTGCCTGTTCTTTGCGACAGTTCTGTTATTCCCCATACTAAAGCATCTAATCTATCTGGCGAACCAGAAAATGTTGTGGGATTGTAATTTGCCATTTGATCCTCTAAAAATTGAAATGGTTTTATGTGCTTAACTCTATTCTGTTCATACAACGCAGATACTGGTTCTGCTCGTAAGTATTTACCTTTAGTTGCTCTCACACTTCCATAACTTATATTATTATCTACTGTCCTTATCACTCTTTCAACTAAATCTCCACCATTATTTACTTCGGCAATAATTCTGTCTGCGTCATACTTGTAATAAGTTTCAACTGCTACTTTAGCCCATTGATCTGGACTGTACCTACCAGTTAAGTCATCAAGAACATAAAATTTATCATCTGTGCCTTTAGCACAAACTATGATCCCTGTTTCGTTTGAACTTTTGTGATGAGTAACTGCAGGATCAATAGCTACTACTGTTCTTGTAAAGTTTGGTATTAAGTCTGTGGATTTGAGTAGTGCTTTACTAATCATATTGCGATTCCATAAAGCACCCTCCACATCTTCTAAAATTTCAGCGAATAATTCTTGTCTGCCCAGCCTAGTTCCTTCATATTTTTCTTTAAGTTTTTTAACTGCGGACTCTGCAAGATTATCCTTATTTTCAAAAGTGCTACCTCTTGTTACAAGAGAATCTTTACTAATTACTAATTCTTTAATCAAATCTGTTGGTTTGGGAGTTGTTGTTATTACTACTTGTGGCTTATCTCCAAGTCTTAATCCAAATAATAATTGATCCCATGCGTCATTGTTTTTCCAGCTACCTAATTCATCACACCATGCTCTATGAAATTGTGGACCTCTTAATCTGTCTGGCTGTTCAGCAGAAAAAGTTTTATAGATAGTTCCATTTTTCAAAACTAATTCTCCAATACTTCTGTTCCAGTTCTCAACATTGTCAGGATCAATACAAGCCAACAAACCAGACACACCCTCTATACAAGTATCACGACCATCTCCAAATGTAGGAGTTACTATTGCTATTCTTGAGTTTGGTCTAGTCAATCCATAAAACGCAACATCTTGTGCACCTGTTCTTGTCTTACCCCAACCTCTACCCGCTAAGATGAGCCAAACATTCCAATCTCCTTTAGGAGTTATTTGTTTCTTCCTCGCTGTCTTGCACCAAGTCAGATGCTTCAATAATATTTTCTGATTTAACGAAGTTAATCTCGTCAAATACTTTTCGGATTTCAATAAGCTGTCTTTCCTCTCCGAATAATTGATCTCCGTCTTTTCCTGTAAGTTCATGATAATTTTTTTCTTTCCAACCAGCCTGTGTCTTTAACCAGAATATCTGTGCAATCACATTACCATCTTTTGCTTTTTTAAACAATGCTTGAGATATAATAGCATTTGCTCTAGCTTTACTGGTATCTAACTCTCTTCTAAAATTTTTTCTTAAAGTAGGTTCACTCACTTTAACTATTTGTGCTATCAAAGTTTGTGTTACTCCAGCTATCGCAAGTGCTTCAACTAATTTAGTATCATCATCTTTTTTGATATAAGGTGGTCTTCCTACTTCATTATTTTCTTTATTCATTCCCTTTTTTATAACCGAAAAAAATTATTAATGCACTATGTATAATGTTTATTAATAGAAATTAACACTTAAAAATAGCTTTTATTACGAAATTTATTAATATTTATTAATTATGCTTAATAAGTCGCTATTTTAATGACTTATTTAACTAATAAAAATTAATATTTTCTATTATTTTACTTTTTATTCCTTTAAAAATGAGTATAATATTACTTATGTTAAACACAAAAAAAGGAGATAAAATGTCAAACAAAAATACAATAATGCAAAAAGTTGCAGATCAAGTTATCAAAGCGATTGATGAACACGATACTAAATGGTTATGCCCTTGGTCAAAACAGGGTATGCCTAAAAATATTCGTGGAACTTATTATACTGGAATCAATACTTTTATTCTTTGGTGTGTTCAAGGCGAATATAATTATTCCTCTCAAACTTATGCTACTTTTAATCAAATCAAAGAAAAAGGTGGCAAAGTGAATAAGGGTGAAAAAGCACATCAAGTTGTTTTCTACACTCCCTTAACATTTAAAGCTGAAAACTCTAAAGGAGAAGAAGTAGATAAAACATTTCCGTACATGAAGTTTTATAATGTTTTTAATCTTAACCAAACTACTCTTAAAGACGAAGATATTGTAGTTAGCGATGGTGCTTCTACTCTACCTAGTGTTGAAGAATATATCAAAAATACAAATGCTGACATCAGGTATGATAACAAACTTTTTTCAGGTAAATGTTATTATGTTCCTAGTGAAGATTACATTGGTATGGTTGACAAAGATAAGTTTAATAATCTTGATGGTAGTGATGCTACTGAAAATTATTATTCTACTATCTTACACGAACTTACTCATTGGACTGGAAATTCTTCAAGATGTAATCGTCAAGAAAAATACAAAGGTAAATTTTTTGATGATATGAACAAATATGCTTTTGAAGAATTAGTTGCAGAACTTGGTGCAGTAATTCAATGTTCAATGTTAGGTGTTTCCATGAAACCTACAAAACACGCTTGTCAATATCTTAATGTTTGGAAGTCAAGAATAAAAGCAGATCCAACAGTTATGTTCAAGGCAAGTGCTTATGCCCAAGCTGGTGTTAATCATATTCTTAAATTGCAAGAAATTACTGCCAAAAAAGCAGTTAATCAATAACTCCCCTGTTACCCTGCCATCATTAATTTGGTGGTGGGGTTTTTTTTTGACAACTCTGTCATTATAAATTGTTTCCTATCATACCTGTACGCATAAATCAATAAAATCTTTGTTTATAATATCCAAAGTGAATAGAAATATCATCTAAAACTTCTCTTAATCTTTGCCCCATATATCTTTGTTCAATATTTAAAATATTCCTCGTTTGTTTTAATGAATAGTTTTGCCCACAAATATAAGAAGCAATCTCAAAACCTTTATTTCCTAATATTTTATGAATACTAACCAGTTCTTGAATATTGTGCAAAGCATTATAAGAAACCTTATCTTTAGAACCACCACTACTAACAAAGACACTTAAATCCCTCCCTTTCATTCCTCCAATGGCAGAGGACTCAAATATTTGTCTAAATTTTATTCCTGCTTTGTGTTGGTAATCAGAAATAAGATTTCTATAGAACATATAATCAAGACCACATTCTCTTACATTAACCATTACAACAGTTGTATATCTCTTACCTTGAGAGGTTAATTCGTGCCTTTCCTGTGGAATTATCTCTATTTTTTTGTCTTGCTCTTTCATAAAAAATTGTTTAATAAATTGTTATGCAAATAGAAATTGTAGATATTAATAAAATTTTACCATACATTAATAATCCTAGAAAAAATTTAAACATAGACAAGGTTGCTTCTAGCATAAAAGAGTTTGGGTTTCAACAACCGATAGTGGTTGATAAAAACTTTACGATAATTGTTGGTCATACAAGATTTGAAGCTGCGAAAAAATTGGGTTTAAAAGAAGTTCCTGTTCAGATAGCTGACTTAACTAGCAATCAAGCAAAAGCATATAGGATAGCTGACAATAGATTAAATCAAGATGCAAGCTGGGATACTAAATTACTTAATTTGGAATTTAATGATTTGCTAACTCAAAATTTTAATTTAGATACTTTGGGTTTTAGTAATGATGAATTAGATAATTTATTATTAAAAACTGACGAAGAATCAGATGCTGATTTGAATGAAGATATTGAAATGCAAGAAGAAAGAATCAACGATGTAAAAATGGTTCAATTATTTTTTAACCCAGAAAATGATACTTTGTTCAAACAAGCAATAGAAAAAATTTCAACTAGAGATAATATTGACAATATTTCTGATGCTGTTTTAAAAGCAGTGTTAAATGAAGCTACTTAAACTTAGTCCAATACTAAACGAAGAACAAATTTCTAATTTAAAAGGAACTTTTTTCACTCCTGATTTAATAAAGCATCATATTACAGAAGATACCAAAATAATAAATGAAAATGGAGATATACTTGCAGTATTTAAAAAAAATGCTGTTCCAAAAGAAG